ATCACAAATTTAAATGGGGTGTCGATGTATTTGAGGGGCAAACTAGCTACTGATGAAGAAGTAGTTGAAGAAGCTCCTTCAACTGAAGAAGATTTAGAAAGAACTTCAGAGTATCCTGCAGATACATCTTAAACATTAGAAGGGGGCTTGATGCCTACAACTGATTTTAGTTTTACAAGTGTACTAACTTATAACGGTTCTAATTATGGCGATATGACTTTAGAAGCTCAAAAACCAGGAGGTACTTCGTTTGGAGCTTTTGTTGAAACAAGCCATTTTTTATATTTAGGGCATGACAGTAAGTTTGATATGGCCGTGTTTGATATTGATACCGCAGGAAGTCTCGGAACGTTAAAATATGAATACTATAATGGAAGTGCTTGGGCAGAATTTAACCCATCATCTGCTTTATACGCTACGGATCCAGATGATAATGAAGATGCTCAATACGCTTTTGATAAAGACGGCGCAGAAATGTTTCCTGAAAATAGGTTAGATAGCTGGTCCACTGTAGCTATTAACAGCACTACTAAATATTGGATACGAATTTCTAGCCCAACTAGCGTTACAACTGCCCCAACCTTTAAGCGCATACAAATGCGTCCGTTAGCTGCTTATTGTACATCTAAAGATGTATTTGAGCTTATGCAAATGGGGGCGGTACTAGGGGGTACGGATTTCACTACATCTACTTATCCATCTAAAGAAACCGTTGAAAGATACATAAATGAAGCGCAATCTCACATTGATTATAAAACTAGAAAATCGTGGCGACCAAATATTGTTTACGGAGAAATGCACGAATTTAACTTAAGTGGTTTTAAGTTAGATAGACCCGATCCGTTCAAAATTATTGATTTTAAAATCTGGAATGGGTCTTCTTGGGACACAAAAACGCAAGGACGAAAACAAGATTTTTTCTTGGTTCCAGATACCGGAACATTACATTTTTCCCGTTATTTCCTATTACCAGCTAGATTTCAGTCATATAATGCTCCTATCTGGAGATGGGGTGGCGGCGAATTTACCATGCCAATTAAAGTTACCTATCTAAACGGTAGGGATTTACATACAGATGTACGAGAAAGTGGCATTGTTTATGATGCTTGTAAAAAAATGGCTGCCATGGAAATTACTAAAAATGCTGATTTTGGGGGTTCTGTAGTTAGTGGAATGGACCGTGTAACGGTATCTCAACGTATGGAGTCTTGGGCAAGAGAAATTGAAGAAAATCTTGAAAGCTTACGAGCTTTTGAAATTTTTTAAGGGGTAACGTATGGCCGAGCCAATAGCAGTTACGAATGTATTAAGTGAGTTAGATACACAATGGAATTCGTCTAATGTAACTGAACCACAAATTATAGAAATGAATGGAGCAAGTGCTCCAACACGAATTGATTTAAATCGAGGGGATGTTTTAATTGGGCAACCTGGCAGCCCCACCGTAGAAGAAATCCCTTTAGGAAACTGGAAATACGTAAACCGTATTTACGCAGTTTCATTAGAAATTACTACAAAAACAAGTCGTCAACGCTTATACGATTTAATGGGCGAAGTACGACGAATATGTCACGCTAGAAGGCATAGTATGACTAATTTTCAACGAATACAGTTTGTTGCTTTTAACGAAGCTGTAGATGACCAGTTAAACGTATGGGTAGGCACGATTGAAATTCGATTAGTAAATACTAACGTTTTGGCAGAAACTTAATAAAAATGAGTATAATATAAAGAACGCAAAATGTTCTTTTTCAATTGAGGAGGAAATATGGCAATATATCGAGCAGATCAAGCGCAACTAACGTTTGGCCCAGAAGCCGCTGCAGGCGGTTATGTAGAGATTAGCCCAGCAGATTTATCGGTTTCCGGAGGTAGCACAACGTTAGCTTCTGACCATGAGGCAGGCGTAAGAGAGATTACGGTTTCAAGCGCTACTAATTTTAGCGTTGGCGACCATATAGCCTTCGATAGAGGCGTTACAGTTGCACAACAGAAAGAATCCGAGCTTAGGGTTATTGAACATATCTCAGGAACAACATTTACTTTAAATGCTCCAACAGCATTTTTTCATGCCAGCTCTTGCACAATTAAAGAAGTTAATGCCTCTAGCATTACATCTTCCGCAGACCGCCAATACATTACTTTAATCCCAGGTGTTTACGAAACGGTAGATTTACCTGATCCAGAGATGTCTATTGAGCCTAGGTACTTTTTAGGAACAGCTTCGAAACGAAATTTTCATAGTGTGTATAGCGGACAACAATCTTATACGGGATCGATAGGAAGTTTTGTTTTGTTAAACGGACGAGCTTTACGATTTCCTATCGGTAAAGTTAGCTCTTCTACTACCTATACTAACGATGTAACGGCTATGAAACGAACTTTTGCTACGGCTTTGAAAAAAGGTGAAATTTATGTCACTTTAGGCGCTACTTCTGGGGATGCAGCAATTGCCACCACTACAAAAGTAATGTTCGGTAGAGGAACTACCAGTTGTGAAGTTAGGCAAGCAGCTACTGCCTTAGCTACTAATACTGCTGGGACTATTACCTTGGACTATCCACTTCAATTTGACCATGCTGCTGGAGATATGCATGTAGTAGGTACAGCAGCTAGTAATACTACGATTGCTACTACGCAAACAATACCTTACACCCACACAATTACCGAAACGGTAGATTTAGATTCAATTAGTTGGAACGCCCATATGCGAGCATCAAACGAAACTGCTACATATGATTTGAATCGCAGATATTTTGGAGGCAAAGTAGGAAGTGCTTCCATTTCAGCCGATGAAGGTGGGATGGTAATGATGTCTTGGGATTCAGTAAATTTCTTAGGCATGATACATAATCAATTAACAAATTCTAACGGATCAGTAGCAGTTCCATTTTATTCGATGATGGAAACTATTGATAGTGATGGAGTAGATACGCCGACTACTGACCCATATTACTTTTCTAATGGCGAAGTTACAATATTTGGACAAACAATTGCTAGAATTAGAAGCTTTAGTTTGTCAATTAATAACAATGAAGAACCTAGATATTATGTTAGTAAACAGATGGGTCGAAGACGAGGCCCCTCTGAAATAAAAGAACAGCGAAGAGAATATTCATTAGCTGTTACGTTAGCTTTACCAGATGCTGGTTTAGCTACAACAGCAGCTAGAACTTTGTTTAACGAGCTACTTCTCGAAGGAGATTACGGTAGTGGTAAAACAGGTTTTAACGTATCAATTACCTTTACAAGAGGAAATGTTGTCACCGGGTTTGAAGATAAAATGACTATTACAATTCCAGATGATGGCACTTCTGCAACTGGAGGTAATCAACAAGGAGCATTTATTAGATCGGCTCCACATGATTTTGGAACGGATAATCCTTTCCAAGTTGACGCAGATATTCTTTTCCGTAATTTGAAGATAGAAGTACAAGATTCAGAGCATTATTACCCATAAGATACTAGAAAAACTAAATATAGTGGAGGCAAGATGGCTACAACTAGTCGAACTAAAGACGCGTCAGCATTTGACGTATCTAAATATACAGTTACCGGTGATCCCGTAATCCAAACGGTTACGGTAGAAGAAACCGGAGATACCTTTGAAGTTTCGGTACAAGGCCTTAGCTGGGCAAAACGCAATCAATTAATTTCTGCACACATGTCTTGGGATATTGACGGTAATACAAAATTTAACGCGTCAGAATATGTGAGGGCGTGTTTATGCGATATGATTGTAGATGCTCCTTGGGGCAAAACAACCGAAGCTTTTTTAATTTCTATAGACAGTAGATTAGGTAAAGCTTTAGAAAGTTTAGTACCTGAAGCTTTTGGTACAGATGATGTTACACCAATAGACACATTAAAAAACGCATAAAAGCTTTTCTTGTTAATGCTGGAAATATTTCCAATGAAGAAAAGCTAACATATTCATATTGGTTAACATTTACAAAACTGCTAAAAGATGGGTACCCATATGAGGCAATTATGAAGTTTAGCGTAGCTGAAATTAATTTAATTTTAGCTATTGAAAACGCATTACATGAAAGGCAGCAAGAAGAACAAGAAAGACTGCAAAGAGTTTCGCAGGCGCGACAATCTTTTACTAGGGGACGATAATGGCAGATGCACGACCATTAATAGCGCGAATACAGGTAGAACACGGTTCTGCAGGTTCGTTCGGCCAAAGTGATTCCGAAGGATCTGGGGGAGGAGATCGCGTTCAACAACAAATTGCTAAAAATACAGGGCCTAGAGGGGTTAATGCAACGTTACAAAAAGCAATGCACACGACCTATAAGAATGTTCAAAAGAAAGCTTCGTTACAAACTCTAGGAATTAGTTTAAGCATTGCGTCTCTTTTAAAACAATCGCAAATTTTTACTAGTTCATTAGGGGCTATATTTCAATTAATAGGCGCAATGATTGATTTATTTTTAGCACCGTTAGTTAAGCCTGTTTTAATTCCTTTTATTAAATGGATGGCCCGAAATATGCCAATGTGGGTTGAAAATGCTCATGCGATGTTAGCAACGCTTCGAGATGCTATTAGACCTATATTAGAAAAAATTTGGAGCATGATTCCACAAGTTGCTAAAGATAATATGGGATATTTAATAGCCTTTTTAGCAGGTAACTATTTCATTAAAAAATTAACTGGAGTTAATATTATTGGAATTGCTACCAAACCAATTGCCGCACTCGCGACAGGTATTTTTATGGGATTAGGAGTTATGTTAGCCCCATATCTTGTAGCTGTAGTAGCTTCTTTAGGCACGTTACTAGCCGCTCTAGCTCCACTAGCTATTTTAGGGTCTGCAGTATTTATAAATTTTTATAAACAAGGCAAATTAGATAAAATTTTAAGTTGGTTGGGCAAAATGTTTGGTCAAAATAAAGGAATGATTGATTTAGGGGGAGGTGTTGTAAAAGAAGGAAGTGTTGCTTTAATTGCCAAGGAGGTAAAAAAAGACCCCCCTGTAATAGTTCACACATCATTATCGGAAGAAGAGATGGGAGACAATGAAACTAAAGAAGCAACAACGATTATGTTAGATTATTTAGAAACAAAAAATAATAGAGCAAGAGATGCGTTTATGAATGAGTTTCAAAAACGTGTTAGAGAGATTTTTGGCGTACCTATAGGAAGTTTTCCACAAGGAAATGACCTTTTCACGTATGGGGCTAATTTGTTTATGGACCAAGGTAAAGCAAAAACAAGTGGGGTATTTATGGGTCCTACATTAACAAATCCACTTGGACAAGGGTATTCGTACACATTTCATGTTACGTTAGATGCCGGAATTTTAGCGAATTTAGGATATCAACGTGTAAAAATTGAAGGTCAAAATAGCGGAACCACCACAGCCCAAGCAGTGGTTGTAGCTAACGACTATTATTTAGGCTCTAGTGGTGAGGATGATGACACACCTGGATTTGGTGCGGAACCTCTCCAAGAGCACCGAAATAAACACGGTGGCGTCTTTAGAGCGTAACTAGGAGGATGTATGACAGTAGCAATATTATTACGAAATGGTAAACATAAAAGCACGGTTTCTTCAGAAGAAGCAACTATTCGATACGGGTTAAAGTGTGATAGTGTTACAATACAAATTGCGCGTTCTCCATTACAAATTCCTATTCCGGAAGCTTCACCCGAGTTACTGGATTTAGGTATTTCGCGTCCTTCTATTACTTTAAGTGGCTTAATAGATACTGTTGGACAAGCTTCCCACACAACTGCAAATTTTGAAAATATGGAAAGTTTTAGTGTAACACGTAAATATTGGAATTCTACAACATATACAGCAGATACACAAACTTATTATATTCCGTATAAAAATAAATTAGAAAGTTTTGTGTTAGAAACATTAGGAACTTTTGATACGAATTTAGAGTTAGAAATTGGGGACGCTAATTATCCTATGTATAATACAGCTGCTGAAGCACAAACGGGTACTACTACCGTTTCGGATACTACAAATTCGGAAACTGGCGGTTCAGTATATATGGTAGCAATTCAACAATGTAGATTTCAACAAGATTCTTCTCAAGAAGATAGGTATCAATTTCAAATGCAGTTAGTTGCATCTGCACGAAAAGATATCATGTTTACGTAGGAGGATATTGACGTGCCACAACCTACAATAGCATTAGAATATTGGGATGGAGACAGTTGGGTTAAAGCAGTAACACATACTGGTAATAATGCTGTAAGAGCTTGCGATATAGGCAAAATTGCTGATGAAACGGATCAAGCTTTTGTAACATTGTCTAATCCTCCTAAAAATGCTCGTTCAACTGACACATCTAAAAGTAAAGGTTTATTAACAGACGTTTTTCTTGAGGACGGTGTTAATAATATGAAATTATGTCTTTTACGAGATGAAGAAACAGGAATGGTTTTATTTCGTGGAAAAGTTCATAAAATTCGTCACAGATACGAAATTGCAGGATTTGGAAGTTCTTTAAAATTAGAATTACGTGATGAACTACAAGAATTAGCCGATTTACCATTAGAAGCTTCATACCCTTCTTTAAAATCTATTGATTTAAGTAAAAGTGGGCAAACTCCCGATACAACTAAACGAAGTGGTATTATTCAACAATTAGTCCAAACATTAGTGAAAACTTATAGAAAAACTAGTGAAAGCAATCATGGTTTTAGCGATACCGATAAATTTGAAAGTTCAGCACAGGGTTTTACAGAAAAAGATGTGATTAAAAGCGCTAACGATAATACGACTTATTTAAGCACCCGCGTTTGGGATCTTACAGGTTCTTCAGCTAATGCATTAGAAATGGTGCAACTCATTGCGCAAACAGAACCGCACGATGCAGCTGACTTATCTCAACATTACGGCTATGATTTTTATTTAGATCCTAATTTGTCTACATTTGATACATCTAATTCAGAAATTAAACCCCCTCCTAGTTTTAATTATTTTAAACGGGGAACTCGCCCAGGAGCTGCTGGGACAACTGCGGCTACGCCTCAAAAACATGGGATAACATTCGAATACCCGTCTTCTAATTGGCCTACTATTTCTGCGTACAGTAAAAAAGGGTTTATTAGACAAATTAGTGAAGATGCAGATTTTGACGTTGACGAGAATACTTTAGCAACGGCATTATTGGCTGAATGGGAATTTGATAATACTCCAAATTCTGATGCTAGTGGTAGCGCTAAGTATAAACAAACGTTTGAATTAATGAAAGCCACAATACCTAGCGGCAAATTTACAGATACAAGTTCAGAAGGCAAAAGTTTATGGGAGGGTAGACGTTTACTTTATGAAAGCGTAATAGCTGATTTTAATAAAACTACGTTAGGGACGCATAGCAGTACCTCTGAGGCTAACGCAGTTGATGCAATTGTTGAAATTTTTGTTGGTACAAACGATCAGTCTACTGATACCGAAAATCCCACGTTTTTATATGCTAGTGGTGATACGTATCCTACAGCTTTACTGCATTATGCCTCAGGTAGCGGAAATGGGACAAATGCAGATTATGTAATTTTATCAAATGTTTTTGATACAGATGAAACAGTGCCTTCACAGACTGATAATGAATATGATTTATACTATTTTAAAGGATTTCCTAGTGGAGCTTGGTCGAGAATTAACATGGGCAGCGGGATTACCGACACTGCAACCGCTTTAACGGTAGATGATGCGAGTGTTTTTTCCGTAAATGACGTAATTAGAGTAGAAGACGAATTAATGAATATATCTGCTGTAAATACTACTACTAATGTTTTGACGGTAGGACGCGAATATAGCTCAACTAGCGGAGTTGCGCATGCAGATAATGTGTACGTATATAAGTCCATTCGATTGCATACACGTAAAAGCAAAGCGACAAATGCTACAGATGTGCCTTATATTGATATTACGCCAAGTATTGGTCGACCATCAGAAAAATATAATGTTAAAAAACCTAGAAGACGGACGTTTCATAAAACTTTTTCAAATACGGATTTAGTACGAAAAGAAATTGCTAATGAATTAGATGTAAAATCTTCTAATACAACGATTAAGGCAAAAGTGCGTACAACTCGTTATCCATATACACGACTTATAATTAAACCTGCTAATGTTACGAGGGGCACTGACGCTTCTAATAATTTATTAACCTTTGCTACAGCTCCAACCGCTAGTACCGCGATTAATATGGGCAGCGATTTTCAAGCAAATGAGACTGCTTTAACCGTTGATTCTGCGTCGGGATTTAGCGTAGGCGACATTATTGCATGCACAACTTCTTCTGTTACAGAGCAAATGCAAATTACGGCTATTAATTCGAATACGTTTACGGTAACTCGGGCTGTAAACGGAACAACAGCAGTAGAACACGCTGATGATCTTGCAGTAACTGGAGCTCCAACGTTTACAACAGCCGATGGAACTACAGCTACAAATGACATTAGAACTTTTGGCGTAAAAAAAGGAATGATTATCGCGCAATTACAAGGAGATGGCTCAACAGTTAAACGATATGCCTATATTACAGAAGTTACGTCAAGTACCATTAGGTACGGAAATCGAATTACCGTAGGTGGTGCAAACGACCAACCTAAAGATACTAGCGATTTTCTCGAAATTGGTGGAAAAGTAGATGAAGTAGCCTCTGGTATTAGTAATTCTTCAAGTGTTACGACAATTACAGTTGATACTGGAACTCGTTTTGAAGCAAATGATGTTATTAAAATTAATTCTGAACAAATGTTGGTTACTGCGGTAAGTGGTAATACTTTAACTGTTGTTCGCGGGCATAATAATACAGATTTAGGAACCCATAGTGTGGATGCAGATATCCATATTTATAATGATTTAGCAGTATTTGTTCCAGTTGAAACTGGCCATTCGGTACGCTTGAAGCATAAACAGTGGGGCGTAGACTCAGATTTTTTTGTAGACGCAATTAAATATGAAGTTACAGGTGGTTTAGTAACTACGACGTTAGATTGCGTAGGTCTTACATCGTTAAATGGTAATCAAGTCGGCGTTCGGCCTTTTAAACGCCCAACAGGAAAGCATAGTGACCGAGGAGGCGGGGGCTCCGATAATAAACAGTTAACTGTTACATTACCGTTAAATCAACAAACTTTTACAGTTATTGACGGAAGTATCCAGCCTAAAGATGGCACACATATTGAAGTTAAACCCGATAATCCTAACGCATTATTTGTTACGTTAGTTACAGGAAATGGTCAACGATATCAAATTCGTAAAACAGACGGCACAACAGCTTACCCTCATCTCGATGTTTCGGGGGGAGTTAAAACAGGACAACTATTTGTGGAATTTCCTGCTAATGCTGTTAATATGATAATTGATTATAATACAACTTTTGAACACCAAGATGTTATTTTTATAGCGGGTACGCCTGGGAGCAGTGCTGTAGAGCAACTAAAAGTTAATCGTATTACACATAATGGCACGACACATACAACTTTATGGGTAGATCGTGAATATAACGGTACTACTAAAGCGGTTCATGCAGATAATACAACGTTTTCTACGGGGGGGTATGCCGCAGGCCAAGCACAAATTATTTATTTTAGGCCTGCTGGGTACGGAGCAGCTAAGGGATTGCAGGTTGCTCCATATAAACATGGAGCGCCAGGCACTAATTATACGGAAATTGGGGACGCTACTGATATTATTATTGGTTGGGCGCAAGCGGATAAATTTAGTTATAGAGGCTCTAGTAATATTGAGGGATTAACGGGCGGTGTTTCAAGTCCGTTAAACGGAGCTATTTCAGATGCCCCAGCAGCAGGTACTCGCCAAGATATAACGGTAGATACTGGTAGCAGTTTTTCTATCGGAGATGTTATTTTAGCGGAAGAAGAGGAAATGTCCGTTTACGGCATATCATCTAATACCTTATCTGTTACACGAGGAGTTAACGGAACTGCTACCGCTACACATGCTGACGATACATCAATAGACCTTAGAGAACGTTTTAATACAAATCCTAATGCCAAAGCAACTTTAAAATTAAACGGAACTGGGTCATTTGGGGATGGTGGGTCTATTGATATAAAGGAATTATCTGAAGGAGCTTTCCCAGGTTATCATGGTAATTCGCATACGCTATCCTTTGAAAATGTCCATTCCCGTATAGCTTTACAAGATCCTACAAATGCTTCTGGAGTTGTTGATAATCCCATACATATTTCAAGCGCGGGATTATCTTTCCAAATTCCAGCTACTGCGTCAACGCAAATTAACATGGCAGGTAATTTAGGAAACAATGCTAGTACCGATACGTCAGTAGTTGTTGATGATGCGTCTGTTTTTGCCGTTAACTCAATAATTACAATTGATAGTGAAAAAATGAAAATCAGTGGGATATCTAGTAATACATTGACAGTTACAAGGGCGCAACATGGAACTAGCGTGGCATCCCATAATGATAATGCTTATGTATATGGGCTCCAAGGGCATAATGAATTAGCTGCAGGCCCAGATAAAAAAATTATATTTTACCATAACCCCAATGCTATTGATACAACTGGGGTATCTTCGGGTAGTACGTACTTTTATCGCATGGGGGCCTCTCCAACTGTACAAGATAACGGTACTATTACAGGAGTAGGGCGTAATTTATTTATTGATGACCAAGGTAGTACAACGGAATTAGGTCTTGATACCACTACCTCGCAAAATGAAACATTAGCCATTAAATCTCGTTTACAATCTAATAATGTAGCCTTTCATGCTCCTAGATATTATGCAGCGGCTTGGCAAAATGAGTCTCACGGTTCCGAAAAACATCCATCATATAGTTTTAGCACTGATTTAGATACAGGCATGTATACGGAAAATAGCAATAACTTAGGTTTTACCACAGGCGGAACTCAACGTATGAACTTACAATCAGGTGGGATTTATGTTACGGGAGATGGGTATAAAACTACAGGGGCGGGCGATTGGAGCAACTTTTCTGATGACCGAATTAAAACAAATATAGCTTCTTTAACAAATTCTATGGCGGTTATTGAACAGTTAAATCCTGTCAGCTACAAATATACTGCTAATTGGCAAAGCGCAATAGAATTAGCAGATAATGAGACTCAAATTGGGTATTTAGCCTCTGAGTTTGCAACGGTTTTTCCTAATCAAGTTTCTACTACAGGACATAGTTTAGTTAAATTTGAAGATGGAACAATTAAACTAACTGATAGAACGGACTTGCCAGAATCCTCAGAAAAAGTCACTGCCGATATTAAAGTAATTAACACAGGGTTTGTTGTCCCACACTTAGTTGCAGCTGTAAAAGAATTAAAAGCTGAAATTGACGATATTAAAGACCAATTAAACGGGTAAATGCGTACCGATAAAAAGATTGTTCGACTACGAACAAGGCAACCGTTATTGACCGGCTCAGAAATTGGGCGTAGACTAAATGTATCCCGAGAATATGTTTATAAAGTACTAAAAGACGCTGGATTAAATAACAAGCAACCGCACTATAAGAAAAATATAGTGCTATGTAAGGTTTGTGGAAGCATAACTCCACGAAAGCAAGTATTTTGTCCGACGGGGGATTGTAAACGGAAATATTTTTATGTGGATGTAGAATGTTCATTTTGCCATCATAAATTTCATTTACAACGAAGCCATGTGGTTCAGCGTCATAAAAGAGGTATGAAACATATTTACTGCAGCCAGAAGTGTTATGGTCTGGGGCAGAGGGATGGTATAAGCTAGATTTGGAGATTAATGAGGAACTCTTAGAAAAATGGGAGCCCAAGGTCCAAAAGTTTTTACAAACTACTTTTGTAAACGGTATGGATCGAGATGACATCGCCCAAGAACTTCGTATAGCCATAGTAAAAGCTGCGTCTCATTTTGATAATTCTAAAGGGGTTGTTTTTCACACATATCTTCATACCGTTATGGTTAATACGTTACGAACGTTAATAGCAAAAGCTCAAAAAACCAAAAATGTTAATATTACGTATAGTATAGACGGCATGGATGTAGACGATAATCCACAAGGGTTTTTACCTAATGAAATTGCTAATTCGTTATCGGATACAACTGCCTTAGAGTTTATTAACAATGTAGAATTGATGGATATTATTACTAGATCAGATTTAACCACTAGCGAACTTCAATTCTTAGAGCTTCGTCTTGAGGGCATGACCATGGAGTATATTTCAGAACGCTTAGAAGATTCGGCATATAAGATTCGAAATACCATCCAAAAAAAGATACAAGCCTTTGTAATTACGAGGGATAAACTAAATGAGAAGAAAACTTAAACATCAAATTGGTAAGCTGTTTAAAACAAAAATCTTGACATCCGCGCTCCCTGCAGTTTATGATGTTATCGAAGTAAATAAAAAAGACGGAACTATTGTTAAAATTGGCGAAGTTTCCACCATTAATGAAGCAGTTGAACTTAAATTACAACAATATAAACCTGCATGTACATACTATATTTTGGAAGATAAGGCTATTTTAACAGAGTTACCCACGAGGTAGGATGTTAGAAGATAAATCGCGGTATGAAGAAATTGATGTTTCGACGTATCCCCAAATCGAATCTGCAATTTTATGCAATTTAGATTCAGAGAAATTAGATGCTTTTCCTTATATGTCACAACATTTTAGCACGCATGGTGATGCGTTTCAGTGGATAAAAGCATATGTTGATAAGTATAAAAAGTTTCCTACAATTTATGAAATTGGAGAAACTTATCCATCTATTGACACTAATACGGTTGGTTTTAGATGGGAGTATTTACTTGATATTTTCCAAAAACAGGTTATGTATCGTCGAATAGAAAGTATTTTATCCGTGCAGATTAAAAAAATACGGCAAGATCCTCAAAAGGGATTAGTTGATATGCTGTCAATGTTATCTGATGTTGAGATGGACTTTGATGATGATGTAACCATTTATGATGACGGTACTTTGAGGAGACTTGAAGAATATGAGGAAGATCGTAGACGATATATAGAAAACGGAGGAATTATTGGGATTCCTACACCATTTAAAGCTTTACAAGCGTTAGGCAGCGGGTGGAAACCTGGAGAACTAATCGGGTTGTTTGCTAGATCAGGCATAGGTAAATCTTGGTTATGTACAGAGTTAGCTGCCGTATCGGTTTTGTCTGGTACTCGTACTTTATTTATTAGCCCTGAATTAACAGTTAAACAACTTAGTACCAGATTAGACACAATTTTGGGACATAAATTAGGATATAATTTCTTACATTCAGATTTAGCCAATTTACGTCCAATTACCGATAAAGATGATTACGTTGAGTTTTTAGAAAATAACAATGCTAAACAACATTCTATTTGTCATAGCATTAGCGGAGAAAATGGAATAACTATTCAATCTATTGAACGCTTAATTCGCAGGTACAGCCCTGAATTTGTAATTATAGATGGTATTTATTTAATTGGAAGTTCCACCACCTCGGCAGGCCAACCACAATGGGAGAGGTCCCATGAATTAGCTAACTCGTTTAAAAATCTAGCTATGACTCATAATGTTGCAATTTGTGTATCAACACAGGCGAATCGTGAGAGTCAAGATGAGTTTGAGCCTCCTCATGCAAATACAGTTGCTTTTGGAGATGGGCTTTTGCGAGCTGCGGATTATTTGTTTTCCTTATCTAAAACTTTAGATTCTGATGGAGACTATGATGAACGTTTACGTAAAATTAGATGTTTAAAAATTCGAGACGGGGCTTTATTAACTGGAGATTTAATTTTTAGATGGGACGTGAATAGAGGGGATATAGAGGAGATAGAGAATTATGAGTTTAAATCAGATTATTAATGGGGATATTGACTGGACTCAAATTCTATTGGCAACTAATTTAGATATACCAATAGATAGAGACGAATTTAGCATCCCTTGCCCATTACATTTAGATACCCATGCTTCGTGTTCTATTAACACTAAGAAAGGGGTATGGATTTGTTTTGCCGGATGCGGGCAAGGTTCGTTATTTACGTTTATTCAACAACTGTTAGATTACGATGCTCCTACAGTACGTAAATTTTTAGACCAATTTCATGTGTCTTTAACAGTTACAGCGCCTACGAAAACACTTGAGTTTAATTCGGAGACAGATTTGCCGCCGTCTTTTATAGCAGATGACTATCCGAATTGGATTTATGACCGTGGGTTTACGGAAGAGTTTTTAAAACAATGGGGTTGTGGCACAAATATTTACGAAGATTTAATTATTCCAATTAGAGATAACAAAAGCACGCTAGTGGGATTTGTAAGTAGACGGCAAAATACTGTCCCAAAATATATGTATAGTACGGGGTTAAAAAAATCTCAATTATTATTTGGAGCAGATAAAGTTGAACCTTCGGAGTTTGTATGTATTACAGAAGGTTCATTGGATACGATGTGGTTACAACAAAATGGTTATCAATCTGTAGCTTTGCTTGGCATACATTTATCTGTTACTCAAGCAAAATTATTACGAGAACTGCCTACAAAAGAATTTGTACTGTGCTTGGATAATGATAAGGCAGGACAACTTGGGCGCGAAAAAGCATTATGGAGGTTAAAGAAAATTGCACAAACATCCTATATAAATATTCCTGATCCACATAAGGATGTACAGGATATTCGAGATAAAGAACATCTTGATAAGTTAATTCAAAACAGATATTATTGGTAAACAATAACATTATTTTTAAGGAGATAAACATGAGTGGAATACACAGAATACAACAATTACGCAATCAACAACGAGTACCAACAACTAGTAAGACTTCATCACCTAGTCAAGAAATATACTTCAAAGACGGGGATCAGGCTTTTATCCAGTCATTTGCTACTGGAAATGACGATGATAAATATTTTGATAATATAGAAATGTATACTTGGCCTAATGAACAAGGTCGAGGTTATCATAATTTATTAAAACATGCTGATATAGACGATAGTGTTGTCCCGACGGATGTAAGCCCATCACATAAATTTGCCTTTTGGGGGTATGTATATGAAATATTTCATGGACAACTAACTGAACGTGGTAGAGAAGCTGGATGGGAGCCTCTTGAAGACCCTACCGGTAAGAAAATTTATAAAGAAATAATTAATGCTTACAAAGTTATTAGTTTGTCATATGGGCGTAACGAGTATGTATTTAATCAGTTATTTGATATTTATAATGATTGGGGACGATTAGATAAGGGCATAGTACGAGTTAAACGAACTGGTGCTGGTATGCAGGATACATCCTATACAATTGCAGCAACAACCCGTGAAGCCCAAGCTCCTGCCCCAGAAAATACCTTGCCTACTATTGAAGAATATTTTTGTGAACGGTATGGCGAGCTTTGGCAACCGCAATCTAGTACGACTGGATCGGCAGAGTCTACTTCTAACATTTCACAAGATGATATAGATTCATTATTTTAAGATGTTAATTGATAATGATATTTTATATGAAGAAGCAATTAATGAATTAATTGAATATTCGACATGGGCAGTTGACGTAGAAACTAATGGCACAGATGCGTATGCACAAGATCACATTTGTGGCGTTGGAGTAGCTGTAAGTAACGACGAAGGTAACACAATAAAAACTTTTTATTTTCCATTTCGTCATCAACAAGGTACTAATTTGTCATTGATGCATTTGGACGATTTATTAACCTCAATGAGTTGCCGAACCGAATTATTAGGGTACAATTTTAAATTTGACCTTAGTTTTTTGGAAAAGGACGGGTTAGATATCGAGAAAAAAACATTGATTGATGTAATGCTTTTGGTTCGTCTTACAGCGCATTCAACTGTTCGTGAATTAGGGTTAACAAAGACTATTAATAGAATCTATGGTCCAGAGGCTGGGCAATACGATATAGATACTAAAAAATACTTGCAATCGAACAAATGGAATAAAGACTTTTCATTAGCACCCGCAGAAGTTTTAGGTCCTTATTGTGAGCAGGATGTTTATTGGACATATAGATTATATTTTGATTGTTTAACTAAAGTACGTAATCAAGGTCAATTAGATGTACTACATATGCAGTATGATTTAACCAAGGTTTTATATGAAATGGAACGGACTGGGATCACAATTGATATAGATTATGCTAGTCAGGCGATTGATAAGATTAAAAAACGTCAAGAAGAAGTAGCACAACAAATTTATTCACTTGCGGGCAAAGAATTTAATATTCGAAGCACGCAAGAAACCGGAGAAGTTTTTCATGCTTTAGGGATTAATTCAAACCTTCTCACTGCTACAGGCAAAGAATCTTGGAGTGAGGCAGCTTTAGCACAGATTAACCATGAAATTGCTGGATGGATTCGGCAGTATAGAGCTTTGCATAAATTAGCATCAACTTATTTAGAGCCTTATGTTGATTCGCCAAGTTTACATACGTCGTTTTGTAATTGGGGAGCAGTAACAGGTAGATTAAGTAGTAGAGAACCTAATTTACAGAATATTCCTCGTACCCATTTTAGATTACGAAATGTAGAACTTACCGAAGAAGAGTTAGGCGTGGTAAAAGGACGAGTTGAGGCAAGCATTGCGAATAAAGGTGGGTCAGCAGATACCGTTCTTAGTACAGACGTTTTGAATACTTGGGGATTTTTAGGGGACGAATCATATGACGAAACCGATGATACGCAAGTAGCTATTCGTAGGTTATTTGTTGCACGTCCAGGATACCACTTAGTTAGTTTTGATTATTCTCAAATGGAAGTTAGAGTTTTTTTAAGTTATTTACAAAATGCGAATATGCAAGAATTACTGCATAGAACTGATGTAGATTTTCACGGAGAAACGGCTAAACTAGCTTTCGGCTTAACTGAAGATCATGCGGAGTTTAAATACTATCGTCAAATGGCTAAAAGCATTACGTTTGGGATTATTTACGGAATTGGCAATGAGAAATTATCTCAGCAATTACAAACAAGTAAAAAAGAAGCAGCGTCTTACAAAAAGAAATATTTAGACAGCATTGACGGGGCTAGAGAATTTATGCGGGGCGTAATGAAAGCTGTTGAGAATAGAGGCTGGATTAAAAATAGATATGGGCGTATTTATAAAGTTCCTGCTGATATGAGCTACAAAGGTGTTAATTACTTAGTGCAAGGTACAAGCGCCGATATTTTAAATGAACGTCTTATAGCGGTAAATATATATTTACAAGATAAGTTAAGTCGTCTCTTATTACAGGTGCATGATGAGATTATTTGCGAAATTCATGACTCCGAGATGGACAGCATAGTACCTGAAATAGTAAACTTAATGCAATGGAATACTTTAGAAATCCCATTATTTGTAGATAAAGAAGTTTGTTTAACTTCGTGGGCTAATAAAATAGATTATGAAGATTGGGCAGTAGATAAGAATAGTGACGTAGAAAATTATATAGATTGGAGTTAACGTAATGGCAAAGATATCAGTACATCTAGGGTTTACCTTTAGAGTAGGTCCACTAGATACCAATCAGTATGCTAGAGTGGATTTGACGGCAGATGAGATAGATTCTAGCCTTCCGTTAGAGCCTCAATTAGAAGAAATTGGTGATGCTGCAGATAAAGTTTGGGAGTTTGTTCGAACTAAAGTTGATACCCAAATTGACAATATAATTGATTCTCCTGAGTAGAATATAATATGAAAGATAATGCAGACCAAGTAATACAAGGTTTATTAGCTAAAAATCCTAATTTTTTTAGAGGTAACGATAAAGATTTTGCGTATGACCGGATACCGTTTGGAATTCCGTCGTTAGACACCCTTACTGGGGGTGGTATACCTAAAAAGCGTATGACCCTTCTCTACGGGCCTACAAACGTCGGTAAGAGCTATCTGGCAAGTCAGATATGCGCTAATGCACAGAAACAAGGCGGGACTGCAGGTTGGGTAGACACAGAACTTTCTTGGGATTCAGATTGGGTGGCGAAGTGTGGTGTAGACGCTGAGAAAATTTTGGTTACCCAGCCTACCAATGGTGAAGAAGCTTTTGAACGTGTGCGTGAAATGATGGTAGCGGGGGTTGATGTCATTGTTTTAGATAGCATCGCAGGATTAGTGCCAACTGCTGTAGTTGAAGAAGAATTTAGTTATAACCCAATGGCGTGGCAAGCGCGTTTTATTAATTCATCATTGCCTAAGTTATTACCTAATTTAAAAAATGGTTCGGCCTTTGTTGCTATTAACCAAGTTAGATCAAGTCTTGGACCAGTAGCTATAGATAATATGCCTGGCGGGTTAGCACAAACCTTTTTCGCACATTTTCTTTTACAGGTACGCCGAAGTGGGTGGATTGAAGAAAATAAACAGCGTGTTGGTTTTGATATGGAAGTACGTTTGCGTAAAAGCAAAGTAGGTGGAGAAAATTGGCGTAATGCTATAGTGCCATTTAGAGTTGCTGGCGGTATCGACGTGTTAGAAAGCTTTATACGCGAAGCTATAGATCACGGATTAATTACTAGAGCTGGAGCTTGGTATACATATAAAGATGATAAAGCTATGGGCCTTAACGGATTAAAACAATTATTTATAGATAACCCCGAAAAAATTGATGAATTAAAAGCAGAAGTATTATGAATATTCGTCCTACCGAATATACAAAGCAAGAAAACATTATTGCTGCCTGTTTGTCTGAATTAGGATTTAGATTTGAGCAACAGACACAGTTTGGTAGTTATCAGGTTGATTTTTGGATTCCTGAATTAAAGCTTGTAATTGAGGCTGATGGGGTATACGGGCACTTAAAAAAACGAGACATACGTAGAGATACTTTTTTGATGAATGAGCCTGAAATTGAAAATATTTTTCACATAAAAGTACAAACTAAATTTGATATACAGGAGGAGATATGGCGGGCATTGAGCAAATTATCGGAAGACGAAACACCGTAAATGATTCGCAAGATAAATGGTTGTTAAAGAATTTCGATACCCATTTAAAAGAAGTACAACGTCCTGCCAGACAAGGCGTTTTTTACCCTTCTGCTTTAGGGAGTGAATGCGATAGGTATGTATATAATTGTTATCACGGATTGGTAAAACAAGAAGAAATTTCAGCGGTTTCCCGTCGAATTTTTGATTGTGGAGATTACTTAGGATATCGTTACGAGAAATACTTAGAAAAAATGGGAATTTTATTAGGGACAGAATTACCTATTAAATCCGAAATGCCTCCTATTTCTGGACGATTAGATTTTTTAATTACGCATAATACACATGGGCCTACAATTATTGAATTAAAATCTATTAATCATAAAGGTTTTGCTGCCTTAACAGAACCTAAACCTGAACATACCGTGCAACTACAAATTTATTTGAATTTAAGTCAATATGAATATGGAATTGTTTTGTATGAAAATAAAAATGACCAAAAAATTAAAGCTTTTGGGGCAAAAAAAGATCCTGAAAAATGGGAGACTTTGGCAAATAGATGTTTAGCTATAATGAATTTAACAGAGCAACCTAGTGAATGTACGGGACATCGTTATTGTCCTTGCAAGAGAGAAAAGAATGTTAAGATCCGAAAATAGGGATACAAAATGGACGCCGTTTAAAGCTTTAGCAAAAGCTGAATCTTTTGTAGAAGAATTAAGTATACCGCCGTTAGGTAAAGAAGTTACGAAAGAGTACGGGTTAGATTTTACTAACCTAATGAATACGGATAATAAAAAGTTAGAAGAGTTTTTAACGATGTTCGGAGGTTATAGAGCCTACCTAGAATATCAATTATCGGATATTACCTCGAAAAAGGGGGCTTTAGAAGCCGCTTTTGATGAGGGATACGCGACAGCTATTTATAGATTAGCAGATGAACGAGAAACGGCTGGTAAGAAGAAATTAACTCGTGATGAGGTGCGGGGGGCTGCATTTGATAATTATCCTAGTTTAAAAGAATTACGAAGGGAGATTATTGAACAAGAAGCTGTTCATACAAAGGTAGCCGGATTATTAAATGCCTACAAAGCTGCGTATGATGCAGTGAGTAGAGTTGTAACATTACGAAGCTTAGGTAGGGAGTTTAGCAAAGGGAGTTCCTAATGGCTAAACAATTTAAAACCCTGGATAGTCACGAATTATTAGATACGGCTAATAAAGCCGAAATTGTAATTCGAGGCTTACGTTATGCGGTTCTGTATCAAGATATAGATACATTACGAAAATGTGTAACCGATTTACGCAATTGCGTTTTAGACATGAATGAAATAGTAGAGGAAGAGTTTGGTAAAGCATGAAAGTAATTGGCAGATATTTCAAGACCTCCCTGAAACTGTATATATGGGGATTGACTGTTCATCTAAAGCAGTCCATGCGGTATTAGTAGACTCAACTGAAACCGTAATTGCACAGGGCAAATGGGATAGTAAAATTAAAGATTTTTCATTAAGAATTCTTGAAATTGCCCGTAAATTTGAACAAGACTTGAGTAAAATAAAAGTAGAAACAGAAGCAGCTGTTGAAGCTGCTATTTTTATCCAAAACCCTAAATCGACTATGGAGATATCGGGAGTTGTTCAAGGAGTACGAATTCTTTGTTCTCAACGAGATATTTATTGTCATCCTGTTGATAATCGGCATTGGAAAAAATATATTTTAGGTAAAGGTAACGCTAATAAACAAGGTATTAAAGCATATACTACCGATAAATGGGGCGATATTTTTACTGAACAAGATTGGTGTGACGCAGCATGTGTTGCATTATGGATCAAACGGAAACAATTAGGCGAGCTTGAGAATAGTGAGCTATAAAAGGAGCATATATTATGATGGGTAAAGGTGGGCTACAAAAAGTAGGCCCTGAGATTAGACAAGCATTTATAGGACCGGCAAAGAAAAAAATACGAAAGTATGAAGACACATTTCCAAAAGAGTTACCAACTATAGAGGATGTTAAAGCTAAATATGGTACGGTTGTCTGGTGTAAATTTACGGAATGTAAATATAATCAAGAAATAGATGATTTACAACGTACGAGTAGTTCGATAATGAAAAACAAAATGTATAAACCAATTGGCGAACAAGAACATATTTGGGTTAATGTATGTACTAAAGATGAAATCTCAATTAAGTTTCAAGAAGTTGAGCCAAGCAAAAACACAACTGTAAAAGTTCCTTTTTGTTTTTCGGCGGCTAATAAAACAGCAGGTCATATAGACTTTACAAGATTCTTGAATTCAGACGGGACTCCATTAGGTGGAAACATAGATTCCCAACACGTTTCAGATGCTGGTTATGGAGCCATGGATTCCAATACTTTTTATCAATAGGATACAGTATGCCCAAAAGAATACCACAAGAAGTTAAAACAAAAGCTATGGAGTTATTTTTAGAAGGAAAACCTGCTAAAGACATAGCCGAAAAAGTAAGTGATACGTTTAATACAGTTGTTAAACCTTCAACTATATATGCTTGGGCAAATCAGTTTAAGTGGGGAGAAACACGGGCTGTATCTCGAACGGATGCTGTAGCAAAGGTAGCTGAATCCGAGACTCAAAGGTACGCACGACTGCAAGAAGAGCACTTAGCTACATATGAGGGCTTACGGAGAAAAGCTTCTGCGGAATTGAATGTTCAAACATTTGACCGAGCCTTTGATGCAGCGAAAGCTTTAGACTTAGGTATTAAGGGTGAACGAGTAGTAATGGAAGGGATGATTAACCTTCAATTTATTCAGGATGTCATAGGCGTTTTAATTGATGAGATACAAGATCCTGATACGTTGAATAGAGTAGCTATTAAATTAAAAGCTTTGGTGCAAACAAAAAATGACGAATAAACCGCAATCCACAACATTTGATGATGCTTTCGCTAAATTAGCGCAAGGACTAGAAGCACGTCAAGCGATTAAGGTTGGTAGCTTTTGGGAGTTTTTGCGGGATGTTTGGAGCCTATCGTTTGACTACCCAGAATATTTTCAAGCTTGGCATGTAGGAGTTGTGGCAGAAGATATCGAAAAATGTCTTGAAGAAGGCCTAAACTACGTTGCTATTCTCCCACGCTTCCATTTTAAGTCTACCCTACTAGGGCATGCCTTTAGCGTTTGGAGGCTCTTAAAAGCCAACAGGGACTGTTCTGTGCTATACCTATCCTACAGCGACCATATGGCTAGATATCATTTGAGTGAGATTAATAAAACAGTTAATAGAAACCCTCAACTTAAAGAATGGATGGTTAACCGAAGCCCTAAAGCAGACTATTCTTTTAGATATTATGTGAATGGAAATCCAGTCGAAATTGCGCATGGAGGTCTTTTTTCATTTAAAAGAGGTATGCACGTTAACGGGGCATTAATTGCTGATGACATACTTCGTGATCCCGACAATCCATTAAATCTGGGGCAAATAAACAAGATTGAAGACCATTTCTTAACAGAGTCTATGTATATTCCTTTAAAGGGGGTTCCCAGCATTGTGTTAGGCACGCCTATGTTACCAGGAGACTTGTTAACAAAACTGCAATCAGATGATAGATTTTTGGCTAGAGTATTACCTGCGTTAGATCCAGCGCCGGGTCGTCGAGTTTTAATGCCTGAGCTCTATACGGAAGAATGGTTATTGCAACAACAAAAGGCAAGACCAAAATCATTCGCTTCAGAATTTTTATTAGTGCCTCATCTATCTACTCAATCATATTTTGAGGAAGAAGATATTAGAAAATGCGAATATCCTGATTTAGTTAATTATTCAGCATATTCAAAATATGAAGATGAGTCTGACCTGTTATTCGCTGGCTTTGACGTAGGCAAAAAACGCCACCCCTCACATTTAGTAATATTTAGAAAACGAGGGTCTACCGTAGAACAGGTTCATCAATCTTGGTTAGATGGGTGGAATTATTCGGATCAAATTGAATATTTAAATCAAGTAGCAGAAAACTTTAATTTACAACGAGGTTATATTGATAACACACGGGGCGAGTTAGAGGATAGAGGATTAGATGGTGTGTGGAGCCCTATGTCATTTACTCAAAAATCAAAGAATACTATGGCACAAGTTTTTGAGCAATATGTCCATTCAGATACATTAAAGTTATTAGCAGACGAAAGGCAACGGCAACAGATACTGTCCGTAAACAATGAATTAAAGGCTCCTGAAGGACCTATGGGTCATGGGGATGCGTTCTTTTCAATTGCTATGGCATTACAAGCCGCGTATGAATCAAGTCTTTACAGTGTCCAATCTATGGGTAATGTAATGGACTGGTTTAGTGATATGGACCCAGATTCTGCGGGGCAAAAGTCGTCTAATCCGAGCACAGATTTACAGAAGAAGTGGGGTAAGGTATTAACGAACGGGTCAGCAATGAAAGACACTGACCAGTCGTCGTGGGACGGAAAACCGTGGGCAGAACAAACGCCCGAAGATACTATAGCTCGTATCGACCAAATAAGAGCTGAAGCACCAAATAAAACATGTGCTGAAAGCTTGTGTAATCCATCGTATTGGGTAAAAGAACGGAATCTTTGTCTATACTGCGGACATAGAGGATAAATTTAGGAGGAAAAATTATGACAGTATCTAGGCGTTTATCATTTAACTTACCATCATCGGAAACTTTTGCACATAAAGAATTGTCCGACCAATCAAAAATTATTTTAAATCATAGGTATTATTTAAAAGACGAAAATTCACAACCTATTGAAGATGCTAATGGATTGTTTGACAGAGTTGCTTGGGCTTTAGCCAAAGTAGATAAACAGTATGGAGCATTACCAGTAGAAGTTGAATTAACCCATAAAGATTTTTATTTTATGATGAGGAATTTATATTTTCTTCCTAATAGTCCTACGTTAATGAATGCTGGTACAGAGCAGGGCACAATGTCTGCTTGTTTTGTACTGCCTTTAAAAGATTCAATGAAAGATATTATGCAAACTGCTAACGACATGGCTATGGTACAGAAGTTTGGTGGAGGTACAGGATTTGCTTTATCTGAGCTTCGCCCCAAAGGAGCCCGCATTAAAACAACGCATGGTATAGCGTGTGGACCAATTCAAGTTTTAAAGACCTTATCTAGCGTATCAAGCATGATTACCCAAGGCGGTAAACGCGATGGTGCTAATATGGCTGTTATGGATATCCGACATCCAGATATTTTAGAATTTATTCGCTGTAAGTCAGTAGAAGGCGATATTCATAACTTTAATATTTCAGTTGGAGTTGACTCTAATTGGATGAAAGCCGTAGAAAACGATATGGATTATGATTTAATTGACCCAAATACGAATCAAGTTACTGGGCAGTTAAATGCTAGAGAAGTATTTGACGAAATAGTCTTAGGGGCATGGAAAAATGGGGAGCCGGGCATGATATTCCTTGATAGAGTTAACGAGGACAATCATGTAACTGAGCAATACGGTAATATGATTGCAACTAACCCCTGTGGAGAACAACCCTTACTTCCTAATGAATCATGTAATCTAGGATCTATTAATTTAGCTAGATTTTATCAACATAATCTTAGAACTAATAACTGGAAATTAAAAATTAATTGGGAAAAATTAGAAAAAATAACACGCATTGCTACGCATTTCTTAGATAATGTTATTGACGCAAATGAATATGCTACTAATGATATTGAAACTATGACTAAAGCTACTCGCAAAATAGGTCTAGGCGTTATGGGATTTAGCGATTTATTAATCCAATTAAAAATTCCATATGACAGTGAAGAAGCTAGAGAAGTTGGTAGCGGTATTATGGAGAAAATTACGCAGTGGGCTAATGAACAATCTATTGAGTTAGCTAAACAGCGTGGAGAATTTCCTGCGTGGACACCTACGACTTTTGTAGACGAGAATGAAGAGCCTATTCATTATAGAAACCATTGCAAAATGACCGTAGCACCTACAGGCACTATTAGTATGATTGCTGACTGTGCTAGTGGTATAGAACCTACATTTGCATTGGCATGGAAGAAACAAAACATATTAGAAGGTAAAACTTTACACTATGTAAATAAATATTTAGAACAAGAACCTTTTTACTCTGAAGCTTTATTGGAACATTTAGCTTCTGGTGGAACATTAAGTGATGCTGATGAAGGGTTTAATATTCCTGATTGGGCAAAAGAAGTATACATTACAGCTCCTGAAATTAATCCTGAAGATCATGTATTAATGCAAGCCGCATTTCAATCCCATGTTGACGCAGGTATTTCAAAAACTATAAACTTTAGCAATCAAGCTACTACGATTGACGTGGAGCAAGCTTATTTGTTAGCATGGGAAAGTGGTTGTAAAGGTATAACCGTATACAGGGCAGGTAGTAGAGAAAAAGAGGTACTTGTTAAAGGTAATGCCGAACAAGAAGAAGTAGTATGTTGCGATACACCACAAATAGTACAGGATAGTGGCTGTGAGACATGTAAGACCTGTGGATGGAGTGCCTGTACAATAGCATAGAAAAGGAGAAGACAATGATAAGTAGAGCAAAGTTATACGCAGAAACCTTTTGGACAATCGAAGATATTAGGCAAATTAGAGAAGAGCTAGGGTATACTCACGACCATGAGTGGGATGATGACATTTATAATGATTTTTTGTATGCAGTAGAAAAAGATTTAATTACTGTAATGACATCAAACGGTAAAGCTTTTTTAACTTCATTGATTAAAGAAGCCCATTTTTATGACGTTAATCGCCCTATTATAGAGGAGAAGTAGATGTTAGGCGGAATGTTACAGGGCCGAGATCAACAATGGGTAGCCACTAAAGATGAAGTAACGAATACCTGGCGAATTTTAGATACGTGGCATGAAAGTTTGCGAATTATGGATATTGAGGACGATATACCTGACGATTCACCAGCTGTTACCGTAATAACTGAAGGCGCATTTATATCGTTATTTAGAGAAGCCGCTAGACTTGGAGTTTTAGAAAATGCTTCGTTTGGGGCAGATAATGAATCGTATGAGCTAGAATTACAAGATCGCGAAGCAACTATTCGAGAATTACGGACACAATTAGAACAAAAACCAACAGTTGTTGAGGCAAAACCTGCTTTATCAGAAAGTAAGGCGTTTAAATTAGAAATAGCTGATAGGATGATGAAGTTGGTAGGCTTAGACGAGGTATCAGATATAACTTCAAATTAACGCTAGAAAATCGAAAAAATTGAGTAAAATATAAAGACAGAGTTATGTCTCTATCAGTAATTTAGCGAGGGTTAAGTAATGAAGTTATCGTCATACTTACCAGAAGTGCCAGCATTGGCACAACAAATGTCCGATTTAAATGGGCAGATTAACATGCTTCAGCTTATGAAAGCATCTGGAGATACCGGTTCAGCTCCAACTATTGGTTTAGATCACGTTGTAAATACGTGGGTACGCCATCAAATGGCATACCGACAGCAATTAGTTATGGACCTTCAGACTATTGCTATGTCGGTAGAAGAAATACGAGGCCCTTTAAACCACATAACTAGTGAAGTTTTTAGACGTGGATTTGATTGGGAGCCTAAATCAGACGATGCTGATTCCGCTAATTTGGACTATTTTAAGACTTTTTTAACATCCTGCAATGTTTTTGACCAATCATTAGAAGAAGTTTTACGACAGGTTCATTTCGATTTAAACTCAATTGACGATTGTTTTATTTATCTAGCTAAAGAATACTATGACGACAAAGGTACTCTGCAGTCGAAAGTTAAAGAAATTAGGCGTTTAAATCCAGCACTAGTTGAATTCGACTTAGATAATGCCGGATTACCTAAAAACTATCATTTCTTATGCCCTATTCATCGTGAAGAAATTCATGAAGCTAAAGGTATTTGTCCCGAAGCAGGGTGTAAGTTTGAAACGCAACCTGTAATGTATAAGTATTATCATAGGAATAAGCATTTATATTTATTTGAATCGGAAATTATCCATCTTTCTAAATTCTCTCCATCGGAAACATATGGTTGGAGTCCTATATTAACTATTTTTGAAAAGGCTCTAACCTTAATCGGTATGGATAAAAATCTGTATCGTTATTTCTTTGAAAGAAAAATGCCTGGTAGCATGATGATGGTATTTACAGATGACCCTGAATCACTACGTAGAGAACGAGCTAATTTAGCTGCGCAAACTCGTTTAGATCCTAACTTTGTACCAATGGTAGCTGTATCGTCAAAGAATAATCGTGGTAGAGTAGATATGGTTCGACTGTTTCATACCTTACAAGAAATGGACTACTTACCTGTTAGAGCTGAAATTAGAGAACGTGTATCGGCAATGTGGGGGGTTACTCCAGCATGGCAGGGTTCCCCAGAAGCTTTTGGTGGATTATCTACTCAAACACAACAACTCGTAGTAATGTCTAGGGTTGTAGAAGGTGACCAAAGATTATTCCACGAAAAAGTTTTTCCTCAATTACTTGAAGCTTTTGGTGTAACGGATTGGAATATTTCTTTACGAGTTCCCGAAGAAAAAGCTGAAGCTACTCGTATTTCTTTTGCACAGCAACGCGTTTCTATGGCAAGCCAATTAAATAATATGGGCTTTACTATTAAACTTAAAGAACAAGGCGTAATTATGGAAGACGCTCAATTTATGATTGAAGGCGAAGTTGTACCTATTGTACAAATACAAGGAGAGCAACAAGCCTTAGCCCTTGAAGAACAACAAGAGATGGCTGATGAACCTATCGAAAAAGCAATTCCAGGGCAAGAACGGGATATCGACGCATGGGCAGCTGCTAGAGATAAAAAAGGCGAAGATAGACAATGGGGATATAGAAGACTTCCTGGCCGTCCACCTAAAGGTGCTACCAAAGAAATGATTAAATCTACGACATGGGTAGAATCTTTAATGAATCAAGGGTTTCCTTCACCAGTAATTAAAGAGGTTAATGATGACGGCAAACAACTTTGGTTTATTTCAGATGGCGTTGATTATGTAGGCGATATTTTATCTAATGGGCATGTATTTGTAGAAAAGGCTACATTCGCTAATCCATCAATTTCCTACGCGCCTACACAAACCACTAAAAAACGGTTAGAACGTAATAATGTGCAAGGTGAGCCGTATATGGGAGAAACCATCGAAGATTCGGAGGATAACTAATGCCTATTACACAGAAAGACGACAAATGGTATTGGGGCGGACAAGGGCCCTTTAATACAAAAACCAAAGCTACAGAAGTAGCCCAAGCTGCTTATGCATCAGGATATTCTAAATCCGTTCAAAAATTTATTGATTTTCAAAAAGAACAAACTGCTGATTTAATTTTACCGAGAGGGGAAACTAAAATTTTGCAAGCTGAGGACGATAACTACAAACGAGGCTTGCTAGTAGAGTTACTTGAAGATGGCGGATATGATGTTGCGTATTGGTATGATGAGTTTACTGTATATCCAGTTGAAGTGTTAGTAGACGGAGAATCTGTTAAAAAAGATGCTAAAAAAGTAACTTTTAAATATCACCCTGAACTAAATGATAAAGGAGATGTTAAACCTAATGAGGAAAAAAGTATTGAGAAAGAAGAAGGCGGTTTGGCTGGCGGCGGCACTGTGTTCACTTCTACTAATGCTGGTATTTTTACCCCTACTTATGGTGGGCGTTATCCAACACGTAAAAAGAAAAAAACAGGCATCGAAAAACTAGGATTATTTGTTAATGAAAATTCTCCACAGAAAAAAATGGAGAAAGCATGGGGCAGCGGGGGTGTTCAGGCTGATGAGTTAGCTCGTAGCGGTAAAATGGACACATTAGAACCAGATGAAGAGAGAAACGAACCTGAAGTACAGCATTTAGAGGAAAACAAGAAAAAGTCATGACTAATAAATTGTGCCCTAAATGTGCAGGTTCTTTATATGTAAACATTGATACAGATTTAAGCTGTATGATGTGCGGTAAAACCATAGCATTAAGGAGAGAACTAGATGAAGTCAAAGATACCAGAAGAGGCCAAAGAACACCTGATAAAGAAACGCCTACTAGGAGCAACGTGGCCCGAACTAGTAGAGTATTTGCAAAAGGAATTTGGGGTCAAAATACATCGTACCAACATCGCAATTTGGTATAAAAACGAAGTTGATATTGAAAATGTTGATCCTGCTGGGATTGAACTAGATAGCTTAAAAGACCGTTTAAGTATAGATCAAAAGTTAGCAACTGCAAACGCCCGTGCGCTATATTATAGACGGCTCTACAATCAAGCTTTACAGAAAGACCGTAAGTCTAATTATTTAATAGACGCTATTTACGAAGCTACTTTACCTTTTCAAAAAGTTAAACCTATAAAGTACACCAAACCTACAGGTAAACGTAGAGGCGAATCTACCCAAACCGTAGTAGCTCCTCTTACTGATACACATATTGGTGAAGATGTTGATTACCAACAAATGGCTGGCCTAAACTCCTATTCATTTGAAATTTTTAATAATAGACTTTCGGGTTGGGCAGACCAAGTATTAACTTTAGTTGAACTCCGCAGAGCTTCGGTTCCTATAGATGATTTAATAGTACCTATGCTTGGCGACATGATATCAGGCGATATACATGACGAGCTCATAAAAACTAATCAAGATAATGTTATGGGGCAGATGATTAGAGGAGCTAATTTAATTGCGCAAGCGTTAATGTCATTTGCACCACACTTTAAGACTATCACAGTACCTTGTGTAGTAGGTAATCACGGTAGAATGACTCGCAAACCCCCAATGAAAGATAAATATATGGACTGGGACTACATGCTTTATCAATGGGTTGCCGCTTTCTGCAAACATCAGACTAACATTAAATTTCAAATTAACACTAGTTATATGAACATTTTCCAAGTATACGATAAAAACGTTTTGATTATGCATGGAGATAGTGCTTCTGGAGCAGGATCAATAGCCACCATTACGAAAGTATTAACTAATTTACGGTCCGTTTTACAATTTAGAAAAGGGTTAGAACCTGAAAACGCTGAAGCTAATATGGAAATTTTAGAACCTAATTTGCTACCAACTAGTTTTGATTCGGTAATGATGGGGCATTTCCATAGAGTTGATGAGATAGACATAGGCACTGGCCACGCTATTATATGCGGATGTATGAAGGGTGGAGATGAGTTTGCGTTACAGAGACTAGCAGTTATTACTAAACCACAACAAATTGTAACCTATTGGCACCCTAAATATGGCTATATAGGTAAAGAAACTATATATCTAAACGCATTTGATAATGTAGATAGTAAATTTGTGGACGTTTTGCCTGAAGTTTGGGCAGAAAGCCCCTCTTTTTAAGTATAATAATTAGAGGGGGGGATGTTTCTATGCCAAGACTATCGAGTAAAGTACCTTTAGCTACTGCTAAAATTAACGCTGGGTTTATTAAATTAAGTAAAGCGGCATTTGACCGGTCACAAGAAGCACGTCCTCCACGTACTCCTATTTCTGGTATAGGGGATAGAGCTGGGTATGTTCCAGTACAAACTGGGAGATTGCAAGCATCTGGGCGATTTTCAGTACCGTTTAATTCTACTTTTATACTTGAAACTCATTTAATATATTTTGCTCCGTATGCATCCAAAGTAGAATTTGGCAGTGATGACAATGAATCAACTTATGATCCAAATGCTGTATTTCAAGTTCGAAATTCACGGTCAAAAACTGGATTTAGTGAATATACAGGAGGAAGAAGACCTATGTATATTGAAGAAATTGGGGAATATAGAACGGTTCCTGTAGTACAAAATGCAGATAGGTCTTTTTCACGAGCTGGCAGAGGGGGCCAACAAGGTAGATTATTCGTTACACGAGCTGTAACACAGTTATTTAGAGAAGCGCTAGGTAAAAGGTATGCTTTTCAACAATATGTAGACTAGAGGAGAACTTATTATTATGGTAGATGTAAACAAAATTACACCAGAACAAGAATACGTCATAGCACGTCATTCTAGGATGGTGGGCAAAATACTGGACTTATTAGAGGCATCAATGCCTGAAGGTGTACAATGTGAGAAAATCAAGAAACTCGCACAAGTACCCTTATATGACTTTAGGCATGAAATGATTCAATTAGTTACTAATGGAGTGCCTGAAGAATAAAAGTGCCCCTAAAGATGGCTCAATAGGGGCGATTAGAACAGAACTTCTATATTATAGCTATTTAGACCAAATTCTACAATAGCTACCTTTTTATATTATAAAGTCTACTTTTTCCGTAAATTTTACAAAAAAGTTAGTATAATAACTTGTATAGCATAATTGCTATTATATAACCGCTTACGGAGAGGTCGGACGTGGCTTAGACCAACCTTTCTTAAAGTAGTATAAAAAACTATTATAAGGAGGACCACTAATGGCAGATGAGATTTATAGTCGAATCGAAAAGCAATTAGAAGGCAATAGTCTGGCTCTTTCCGCTGTAGCTGAAGTACTTCAGAAAATGGACGCAAGAATGTCCGAACAAGATGAAGTTGCTATAGCTAAACAGGAAGAAGAAGCTGCTGCAGCTGACAGACAAGCTCTTATTAAAGAGATTGCTTCTGAAGTTGCAACTATTATCAAAGCTGATGCTGGCATGGATGTTTCTGGTGAGGTTCGTCCCGCTGAAGGCGCAGGTAAAACTGCTGCTGACGCTGACGACTCGGAAACTGAAATAGAGCCTACTTCAAACATCGAAGACCAACAGGCTACTATCCAAGCAATGGCACATGAAGATGAAGAAGAAGACGTAGAAAAAGAAGAGGACGAAGACGCTGAAAAAGCAATGTATTACAAAGAAGAGAATGGCGATGACGAAGATGTCGAGAAAGAAGAGGATGACGACGACGAAATTAAAGCAATGGCTAAACAATTAGAAGAATTGAAGAAGCAAGTTGCAGATTACGAAGTTAACATGCAAAAATCAATTCAGACTGAATCTGAAAATAGATTGAGAAAGATGGGATTTAGAGAGGAAACTAGTCTGAATGCACCTAAAATGGTTGACCCACTAGGTGTAGATGGTACTGATGTCATACAAAAAGGTACTGATAACCTCGATACTGTAGACCAGTTAACTAATTTGTCTTACAAAGAACTAAGAGATCTACAGACCAACATTGAACAAGGTAACACTGACGGTGTACCACAAGAATTACTCGGATAATCAAAAATTTTATTAGGAGGAAATGAGTAATGGCTAATCCAAGCTTAACCGAATATCTAGCTCAATCCCAAAGAGGATTGTATCAGTCAGTATTTGGTCCTGAGTACATGCAAAAGCAGACCTACCATACCGTAGACACTGCTACTGGCATATTTAATACTACTTACGGCCGAAAAGTCTGGCAATCATTGAATAACCAAACTCGTTTCTTCAATGCTATCCCAAGAGTTGTTTGGGGTAACACAGCTGGTTGGAGGGTACGAACTGACAGAGGTTCAGGACGTAGCCGACCTGTCACTGAGACTGGTAGCCTCCCAACTGTAGACATTTCCAATATAGAAACCGTTTCTTCACTACCAAGAATCGTAGGTACAACCTTCGGTGCTTCCGTGAAGTCCGTTTTCTCCGCACAATTAGAAGGCGGTGTTGGTGATGTTTTGGCATTGGAAAACGAAAATGCACAAATGGACCACGTTAAAGAAATTAACGAAGAATTATTGGCAGGTTCTGCGTATCTAACATCCGCAGGAGCTACCACCACCTTTACTGTGCCAGCATCTATTGCAAAGCACTTTAAAGTTGGAGACGCTGTAGCACAATACGATGCTTCAGCAACTGGGCACGACAGACAAACTGGTTCTGTTGTTTCCGCAGTTAACACCTCTACTGGTGTTGTCACAGTAGCCACCGGAACTACTTTTGCCGATGGTGATATAGCCTATATTTACAGCAGAGGTGGAATGACTTCCATCGACGACATTGTTATGCAAGACGGAGCTGCTGTAGGTGGCGTAACTTCCAGAGTAAGAGCTTATGACTTAACTATTAATGACAGAGCTTCTGGAAACTGGAATGCCGGCGCATCTGTTTCTTATAACAGCGGTAGCGGTAGAGACTTAACTCTCGCTATGCTGGATACTGCTATTCAGAAAATTAGAGAAAACGGTGGCGAGCCAAAGCTAATCCTACTAGGACATGACCAATATTTTAATCTTGAAAGACTGTTAAGCTCTAACCAGCGATACATGGGTCAAGAAGAGTATCAGGTCGGCGTAGGCTCAGAAAGAACTTTCCCAGGCACTCGAACTGGATTAGTTCTGGCAACGTATATGGGAATTCCAATACTCCCAGATGCAGACGTGCCAAAATCAGTCGCAACTAACGACGCAGTTCTAGGATCAAATGTTTATGTCTTAGACACAGACTACCTAGAAATTGCTGTTGCACAACCTACTCAGTATGTTGAAAACCGAGACTACTTCGCAGCTAATGCGTTAGTAGTAAGAGGTCTACTCTATACTATGGGTGAATTGCGATGCAAGAACATGTTTGTTCAATCCAAGATTGCGGACCTCAATAGCTAATCTATAAGGTCTACAGCGTAGGGGGCTCTAGCGGGCCCCCTACATTAGTATATACACCAAAATATTAAAATTGAATTCTAGGTGAATAAAAATGGCTGATACAACTGACCAAATCTCCATTGACCTAGCAGTGTACATGGAAAGATTAGATACGTATATAGCCACCCAGTCACAGTTAAATGAAACCTTATGCAGTCGACTGGAAAGTTTAGATTCGGAACTAGAAGATTTAAGGGATTGGAGAAGTAGGTTTTATGGAGCAAAATCATTAATGTTTTTAATGGGGATACTACTAGCTCACGGAGCAGCTGTGATTGCTAGTATGGTTACTGTGTCCTCAATTATGAACGATTAGGAGAAATACGTATGGCAAATGAAAGACATACAGACCAACGAGAATGGGATATAGATTATTCTACCCGTCAATCGGTACACGCTGTTACTAAATATAGTCCTTTTAGAGAGGCTCTTAGTACAACAGCTTCAACTTTATTTACACCCGGACAAGGCGAAATTGCTACAAACTGGGTACAAAATCCCCGAATTGAAGCTACTGATATAAGTATATTTACTGCTTCGGGATCAGCTATTTCTCGCAGTACAGCACAACAATCAGTAGGAGCTGCTTCTTTGTTAGTAAACCCTGCAAACTCAGCTAACCATGAGGGCTTTTACTGGGAATCTCCAAAAATTCCTTTTAGTGTAAACCCACAACATATTTCTGTCCAAGTTGAGCATCGTGGAGCATCCGCATCAGGTGCTGTTAAGATAGAAGTAAAAGATACATCAAATACTGTACAACACGCTGTATCTGATAGCTCTGATTTAGCAACAAGTTGGACACGCATAACTACCACTTATACGATTCCAGGATCTACTGCCTCAGCCGCATATAGATTATATGTAACTACTGCTGGGCAACATAACATTAACTATTATGTTGATAAGATTATGTTTGAAGTACGAGAGGATACTGCTACAGCTTCGACTTATGTAGACGGTTCTAGCGGAGTTAATTACGAATGGACTGGAACCGCTAACGATTCTAGCTCAATTAAAAAACGAGGCATGACCACTATTAAAGGTATGAAGGTTACTAACGAATCAAGTACGGGTGGTGAAATTGTTTATTTAGCTATAGGTACTACTGCTACTTCTAGCACTGGAATACCTATTGGAGCGGGCGAAGCATTTGAAACAACTATCCCATTAGGATTTACAGATTATATTTCTGTAATATCTGCATCAGGCACACCTACAATCAGAGGCGTAATCTGGGGGGTCTAATGACTACAATTGAATCAACAAACCAGTATATGTATCAAACTATATCAGATGATGCAAGCATTACTGTTATTGAAAAACAGTTTGGACGCACAACTGCTCAGGACATTACTGAAGCGTTAGACGAATACAAACGTTTATTTAAGGCTGGAATTGCGTCAGATGCTGAAATATTAACTTTATCGAGAGCTTATCCAAAAGATCCTATTTATCAAAAAGCAGCTAAGGATATAGATTCTGAACCTGTTGTTGTAGGCGGTCCAGCTAGTGTAGAGCTTATTGACCGTGAAGGCCATTTAATTACTACTGATGCATTAACTAAAGCGTTTGATAAATATATGTCGAACTTTAGAACTAGAAACACCATGGTACTCCATTCTGACGTACAAGTAGGATGGGCTTTACCAGCATATATAAGTAAAACGGGGCAAGTGTTTAAATCAGGTGTTGATGAAAAAGGTTTATTCTTTGTAACTGAAATTCGCAAAGACACTAAAATTGCTAATAGAGTTTTAGAGCAAATTAATGAAGGGAAATTAAAGTCATATTCAATTGCCGGTTCAGCTACTAAAACTCAAAACTTACAAAAAGGTTTAATGCCATACATGCAAGTAGACGAAATGGAATTAGCTGAAATTACTGTTTGCGAAAAAGGCGTTAACCAAGCCGCAGGGTTTGATATTCTTAAAGGTCATGATGCAGCTACTACAACATGTACTGATGGAAGTTGTCTTATACACTTAGAAAAAGAAGATATAGAACCGCATAATCCCATTGATTTAATTTATAAAGAAAATGGTGATATTAATTTCTTTGAATCGTTTCAAAACTGGGTTGAAAAAGAAGATATTGTAACTTCGGGAAAAACCTTTCCTACTTTACACAACTTCGCTGGACGCGATGCAGAACATCATCAACTGTTAAGAGAGCAAGGTTTTCCATCTGAACAGCCTCAAGCTGCTATGCGTTATACGCCAGTGGTAGAAACCGCAGCTGATGCCGAAGGCATTCCACTAAAAAATAAACCGCCGTGGTATGTAAATGAAGCTGGGGAACATTTAGGGGAATATTTAGACGATTCTGCTCCTACGTTTAAGAAAGCAGAACCTAAAGAGGATAAAGGAACCGAGGATCAGACTGAAGAGGACTCAAACGATGCTTTCGAGCTTTTAGAGGAGTCCCCGACGGATTTAGTAAAAGATTCGGATAAACCTGAAGATAATTTAATAGGTTGGACCGAAGAGTTTAAAACTGAACAGCTAGAACTAGATACTGACATAGTAAGTGCTGACTCTGATGTACCTAGTACACCATCAATGGGTTGGTTTGATATGCTTAAAAGTTTACCCAATGATATGGATTCCGTTGTTGATTGGGTACATAATTTAATTGATGAAATTAAAGTTGAGGCTGTTACGGAGTATGCGATGGACAAAGCTTATCCTGATTGGAAACAAGACAAGGAGGCTTTTTCCGAACATTTAACTGAAATGAGAACTAAAATTAAGGAGGGTTACAAGTAACCAAAAATGACAAACATTCTTACTCAGGCACTAAATTTTTTCCATTTGCCAAGCGGGCATAACTATCACGACCACGCAGACCAAGAGTATGAACTGTATAAACATATAGAACATATTGATGAGCCAGTAGAGCCAACACATTGCAAGTATTGCGCTTTAGATAATAGGACTCAACAAGAAAAATACCGAGACAGTCATTTGATATAAAATCTGGTTACTTTAACAGTATAATAATATAAGCGATCTAATTAGTAGTATGTGGTTAATCTAGTCATATGTAAACGTGCGTAGGTTAACCATATACTACTAATTAGATCATTCTTAACACAATTAGAGGGGGGACTTATGGACAATGCCTTAGACCACGAGTGTATCTGTAATTGTGAGGAAGCAGATTCCGAACAATGTATATGTAAAGCCGAAGATGGGTGCAGTTGTCAGGGATGTGGATGTGAAGCGAATGTACCGATA